TAGACATGGCGAAAAAACGAGACGACGCGCCCAAGAAAACCCTGATCTATGGTGATGTAGGAAGCGGTAAGACCTTCTGTTTACGAACTTTACCGGAGCGTGCTTTGCCCGCATTCATCATAGACATAGACGAGGGTTCAGAAGCCTTGGAAGGTGATTTCCTAGAAGGTAGCTTTAGAGGTATCATACCAGATCGCTTAGCCAAGAACAAGAACGGTAAAGAAACTCCAGTAGCATACGATCAAATCAAAGATGCTTTGCAACGCTTACATAAAGCAGATCCAGAATGTCAACCGAAAACAATAATCATAGACTCCATGACAAGACTCTATGGTGCCATTATGGATCACACTATGGCATCGAACAATAAAGCCCTAGATGCCGCACCAACACAACCAGATTACGGCATCGCAATGAGACTTACGATAAAGTTCATCGAGGCATTAATCATGATGCAGAAAAATCTCATCATAGTGTGTCACGAGGACTCGAAAGAAAACGAAACCACAGGCATCGTAAAGATAGTACCTAGTCTCACTGGAAAGCTCGCCGGAATAATCCCATCGTATTTCGACTACGTACTTCACGCAATCGTAAAAGGTAAAGGAGACAAAGCATCTTATATATGGCAAACCCGTCCAAGCGGAGTATACACCGCACGAGTCCGCAACCCTAACCTTGAGGCAGAAATGCCTCAGAACTTTGACACACTATTGCCATGAATCCTAAGAAAGACTTTAATCTTCTTGGCAACATCAACAAAGGATATGCTAAAATGCCAGAAGATACAGTATACATACCCATCACAGAAGAAGATGGGTATTTGCTACAAAGAATATTAATAGACAATATAGCTAAAGCTCGATCTGTAGGCTTTAGCGAAACTGTCGAAACACTTACCCGTGTCAATATTGCTCTTCAACACAGCCTGTCAGCGGCATCAGAGAAAGGAGCTTCAGAAGAGCACTAGAGACCTTTATGTAGCTGACACATCATAACATTCACTTTTCATAATCTTAACTAAGGATAACACTTCTCATGAGTGAACTTTATCAAGACCTCGAATTTGGTAGCCTCGAAAACGAAAAGAAGAAGCTAGACCGTACACTCGATCCTGGAACCTACGAGCTTATGTTCAATAAGTGGACGTACCGTGAGTCGAGAGCTTCCGAAAAGCCTGGCATCAATTTCGAGTTCAAGGTCATTAACGCTGAGAATCCAGACGATAATGGCTTCACGGTATTTCACTGGTGTTCGTGGGGTTCGTGGTTCTTCAACCAGGCCACTACTGCGGTATTCGCAGACAGACTCTCTGAGCTTAACGATCTCGATCCGGACAGCGACGAGTATGAATCCCGCAAAGTAAAGTTGAATTTTGAGGACATCCAGAATAATATCTCCGAGGACTTAGACGAAGCTATTGGTAACGAAGCTACAGCTAAGATTAAGTCTGAAGAATGGTCTAACGAGACTACTGGTAATTCAGGAACCTCGATCAAGATCGAAAGATTTATTGTCTAGCACACACACAGCAGGGTTTCAAGTAGAGAGCCAGAAGTAGCATAACTCTCTAGTCTTGAGCTTTTGTAGTTAGATCGTAAGGGGATCGTCCCCTATCATACCTCCTTGTGGGATGAGGATCTGACTATAGGGCGTGGGTAAGTTTTTAAGGGAGCTTACCCACAGCCCTGTTTTTATTTAGGAGTAATTTTATGGATAACATAGAAAGCGAGCAGTGTGAGCAGTGTGATCCTCTCAAGATCCGTATCCCCATGACACGGCAGCGTAAAGAGTTTGCACCAAACAAAATACAAGAACTCGCAGATAGCATCCACGAAGTAGGGCAGATCCAACCAATCGTAGTAGACACAAACTTTGTACTAATAGCAGGAGAACGCAGACTTAAAGCAGTCAAGCATATTATACACAACAAAGACACATACGAAAACTGGGCAGACTTCGAGTACATAAAAATATCAATGATATCTCCAAAAGACGACTGGCATAGACACACCATAGAACTCCAAGAAAACATTAAACGTGAGCCATTAACACCTGCAGAAGAATCTCGCGCCGTAGACGAATACGAACGTTTAATGGAGCAAAAGAAAGGTAAGCAAAAACGAGGGCGGGGAGCGGTGGAGGGGGGTCACTCCCAAAAAGACACAGCGAAAGACCTAAACATATCAGAAGCCTCAGTAAGTGACCATCGCAAAGTAGCGAGGGTCTTAGACATAGCACAACACATCCCCGAGCTAAAAAACCTAGAAGACGAGAGTTCCAAGAGCGGCATCTTAGGTAAGTTCAAAGCATATAAGATAAAAGAAATACGAGGCGAAATAGCACGCAGGGCAATGGAGAACCACAGACAGGATCTAGAAGGCATCGTAGTCTTAAGCGACGCCTTAGACTGGCTAGGTACACTCGAAGAAGAAAGCGTAGACTTAGTACTAACAGACTTACCTTTTGGCATAGACGTATTTGAATCACATACTTTATCAAAATCCTCGCATGGAACCCAATGGCAGGACGACGAAGAAACAGTTAAGAGTTTCGTACACGAGTTAATCCCAAAACTATACTTAGCCCTAAAACCTAACGCTCACATGTGGATCTTTAGCTCCTGGATACAGACATTCTGGATCGAACGCGCATGTACGTTAATTCCAGACCTAGAGTTCGAGTACCCACCGTGGATATGGAACAAAATCAAATCCACACCTGCGATAAACGGAGCTGCCACTGGAGACCAAACATACGAGTATCTCTGTCATTTACGTAAGGGTACCGTAAGTATGCCAGAACGCCTAGGCCCCAACATAGTATCCTTCCAAAGACCCATGAGCAGTAAGTATCCTACAGAGCGCCCATTAGATCTCCTCAAGCACTTCATAGAAATGTGTACACTCGAAGGTGAGTTAGTCATAGATCCGTGCTGTGGTTCAGGAGGTCATCTCGTAGCAGCAATCCAGTCAGGTCGTAGAGCTTTAGGCTGCGACAAAAACCCAGAGGCTATAAAGGTATCTAAGTCCAGACTCGTATTGGAGACTCCCCATGAAACAACATAAGATCCATAGCACAAGATTCGGAGCAAATCAGCAAAAAGTAAGCGTGTATACAACCTGCGGCAGGATTCAAATAACCGTAGACGAAGATGGAGTTAAAGTTCACATGCGACCACATAAAACCAAGACCCTCATGAATGCAGAGGGCTGGCCAAATGTTCCCTACGATACAGTGTATTTTAGAGCGAAGCCAAAGTACAAATCAGTGAGGACCACAAGGCAAGGTGATACTAAGTAGTATCTGGATTTTAAGGGGTATAGGGGGGTGGTGGATAGGCAGGGATCTCAAGTTGGACCCAATACCCATATCAAATTCAATGGCCTTAGAAGGCAAGACGCTGTGGGGTGGGGCGGGGGCAAGAGGAAAAAATAGCATTAAGTATTAAGGAGACGTAAAAATGATACAACCTGAAGGTCACGAGAAAGCAGAGATAGTAATATTAGGTGAATCACCATCCAAGAATGACATGCTAGCGGATTACCCATTCGCTGGCTCACAAGGAGAGATGTTGTTTGATGACATACTAGCCCGAGCAGGAATCTTCCGCAAGGACTGCTTAGTAATGTATGTGTATCCTAAACAAGCTCCTGGGAACAAGCTCGAGGTATTAAGTGATCCTTTCGAGTTTGCAGACGATAACTGGAAGCTCATACAAAAGCACCCACGTAAACTAATAATCGCAGTAGGAGAATATGCATTAAAGTTCCTGTGTGCTGAATCCGGCATCACAAAGTGGCGTGGATCATTGTTGTTTTCTAACAGAGGAAAAATCCCTGTTATTCCTATGATCGCACCCATAGCAGTAATACGCCAGTATTCATGGTTAGTGTTATGTCGTAAGGACGCTAAGAAAGCATCAAGAGTAATAACAGACTACGATTCAATCTTAGACTACAAGCGTGACATAGTACACTACGGCCAGATCAAGAAGGATTACGCAACAGAGGAATCAGGCTTAATAACAAAGATTCTCATAGAAACACTTAAGTCATATCACGACGCACCATGCTTAGCATTCGACATCGAGACATACGTAGAGTGTATAACTTGTGTCGGAGTGGCAAGGTCAGAAACAGAAGCTGTCGTAATACCCTTTACATCCCAGCTTCGTCACGAGCATCGCATAGAACTAATACGAGAGCTAGATAAGCTACTTAGCAATAACTCTCTCAAGGTCGGACAAAACTTAGATTACGATACTCAGTATCTAGCCAAGAACTTCGGCATCAAGGTTCGTAATGTATGGATGGACACAATGGTAGCTCATAGTGTCATGCATCCAGAGATGGGTCATAGTTTAGATCTCTTAGCATCCATATACACAAACAAGAATTTCTACAAAGAGATGCGTAAAGAAGCTACCAGTGGTAATTATAACAATACCTTATGGGAATACAATGGTATTGATTGTTGTGTTACATACGAGGTAGCCATAAAACTAACACACGAGCTCGTAGAAACCAAAGCCTGGGAGTTCTTTCACTCTGTAGCTATGCCAGTCACAAAGACCTTAATCCGTATGGAGCATAAGGGAGTAAATATAAATGAAGATCTTAGATCGCAGCGCAAAGAAATGCTCTCTGGTGAAGTGGATAATATTCTTGCCGATGATGCTCTGTGTGGGATTAATCCTAATAGTCCTAAACAAGTACTGGACTACTTCAACGCCAGAGGAGTTCGACTTCCATTAGCGCGAGGTCGTAAGACAGCATCCACAGATGTACACACACTAAAACTACTTAGGCCCAGGCAGCCTAAACACGCGGAGTTTATAGATAAGTGCCTCGCAGTCCGTGAGCGTCGTAAAATCATAGGGACATACTTAGAAGCTAAGATCCACACAGATGGCAGAATGCGTACATCATACAGAACCTCAGCAACAGATACAGGCAGGATCTCAAGCTCTAAGGACGTGTTTAATAAGGGCATGAACCTTCAGAATGTCCCAGGAGATCAACGCGATTGGTTCATACCAGATCCAGACCTAGTATTCTGGGAAGCAGACGGTTCACAAATCGAAGCCAGGATTACAGCTTATGTAGCGAATGATCATAACTACATGCAGGGATTTAAAGAAGGGCGTGATATTCATACTGAAAATGCAATGGCTTTGTTTAGAATCCCTGAGTCTCAAGTACGTGACAATGTAGAAGGAACACACTATTCATATCGTGACATAGGCAAGCGAGCATCTCATGCGATTAACTACATGGTAGGACCAGGCAAGCTCAAGGACTTAATGAATGAGTACGTGCCAGATATGAAATTTACCCTCAATGATGCTCGTAGGTTTATAGAGAGCTTCAAAACGCTCAGACCTGGCATACACAAGTGGTGGATTAACACGATTCAACACCTTAAGTCTGATCGTGTGATGCGTACTCCTTTCGGCCGACAAAGGATATTCTTAGATCGTTGGGGTGATCAGCTACATCGAGCAGCTGTAGCATTTGTGCCTCAGTCTACAGCAGCAGACCACATCAACGCATCGCTCGCACGTATAGAGTCTCGCATAGAATCCATACCTGAAGCATCTGTATTGCTTCAGGTGCATGACTCTGTGGCGGGGCAGTGTAGGGCGGGGGATCTAGAACGAGTTAAGTCTATAGTTTGCGAAGAAATGGAGAAACCTATTCCAACAGGATTTGGGTATTACTGGGAGGACGAGTTAGTAATACCTGCAGAGTTTGCATCTGGCCCTAATTGGAAAGCATGTAAGTAGTATTAACAGCCAAGAGAGGATTAGAGTCTGGGGAGGCTCTAGCTTGTGTGCGTAATATGTACTCTAGATCTCCTAGGGTGCCCATAAGCCTATGACTCGGGGAGGCCATAGTTCCTCTCTTGGCTTCACAAGGAGTAAGTTATGCATATTCACATTAAGAACTCTGTAGCTGAAAATATGTCTGTGTATGAAAGCGACCACGACGATAGTATCGTAATAGCAATCTTAGACGATAGCATAGTCACAGCAATAGTCCTAGACATCGCTGCAGATTCTGCCCTCAAGCTCTATAACGAATTAGGCTCTAAGCTTAAAGTCACTCCGGCCGAGGTCATAGAGATGCCTAAGCCCTAGCCATGAAGGGATCGAGATGCTCGACGAATCCTCTTTAGGGCCAGAAAGGGAATACCAAAATGATTTCATTAGTCTATACCTCGATTATACTAAGGGGCAAGAATCGCCTAGGGATTTCCATTTCTGGACAGCAGTGAGTTTGCTGAGTGGAGCCGTAGGTAGAAAAGTCTGGCTCCCTCGCGGACACGATAGACTTTACCCGAACCACTATGTGATACTTGTGGCAGGCTCAGCAATGAGCCGTAAGAGTAGTGCAATAAACATAGGGGTAGGATTACTTAGACGAGCAACGCAAAACAAAATAGACTCAGGCTTGACCCAGGGGCTTAGCACAATACTCTCAGGTAAGATGACTCCAGAAGCATTGTGCAGGGCTATATCGTCCAGGGGTCTTGAAGGTATGCTAGAATCCGACACAACGCCAGTGGTAACAGACCGTACATCACGTCCATGCTATTTGTTTAGCTCTGAGCTAGGAGTATTCTTATCTAAAGCCGCGCAGTCGAATGGTCTAGTGGACTTACTTATAGACTGGTACGACTGTCCAGACGTATTTGAATACATAACCAAAACATCAGGATCTGATTATGTCTACGAAGTCTTTGTATCGTTACTCAGCGCGACGACTCCAGACTGGATCGCTCAAAATGTCACGTCTTCCGTATTCAACCAAGGTTTTGTGGGTCGTGTCATATTTGTCCACTCTGAGCGGTCTGATATTAGGATTGCACATCCTGTGGTGGATAGCGTCCTAGAGAAACTACGCGATAGACTAGTAAATCACCTAGAGCATCGTATGGGTATGGAAGGAGAGATGCAGCTTACACAAGACGCATGGGATTACTTTGAATCTTGGTATAACTCACGAATAGAAAGTGAGACACTAGATAACGTACAAAGTGGGTTCTTTGGCCGTGAGCATACTCACGTATTAAAGCTCGCTATGACATACTCGATAGCACGTAGACGCACATTAGTAATCCACAAATGTGATATTCATGATGCTATAGGAAAAATAAGTCATACGTTCGAGGGGTTGAACTCTATATTCAAGGAAGTCAAATATGCCAACGAGATCTTTGAAACCAAAATCGTAGAAGGCGTAATAAAAGACGCGAAGACAATAGATCGCACAGCACTCCTAAAGGCTGTCTATCGTAAGATGAACAAAGATAAGCTAGATGAGTGTTTGAGTATACTTAAAGCAGCAGGAGTAATAGATGAAAAAGTTACAGCTAAGAAAGGCGGGGGAAGATCAAAAGTCACATACACCTCAAAGCAATAATTCACTTTATGAATTAATGGAGGCTATACATGAGCGCAGAATTTAATCACCCAAATATTAGTAGTGCAGAGTTTGAGAACCCTCACAAGATGGAC